AAAGGACTTAGCGAGTATATGTCTATTGATGCCGCCTTCCAGATTGCCAGCGAGAAGCTAGATTATTTGTTTAGCGATGAGCAATTGGCGGTTATCAGGAAAGGCGTTGAGGATAAGAAAGCCAACAAGACACCCGCCCCCGAAGTACAACCCGTCGAGACTATCCCGCCCGAAGTGGTCAAGGCGTTGGTGGAGTTGGATAAGTGGGAGGATAAGGTAACGAAAGCGGGGAAGATGGTCACATGGCACGCGGTAGATTTACCCGCTGAATTATGCAAGGACATAAAAGGCGGCGTGATTACTTTCGCACAGGCGCGGGCGGGATTGAATCCTGTCACCGTAACGCCTGAGCCAGAATATAAAAGTGAAATCCTAGTATTGGCCGAAGCAATCAATAAGGCGGTACAGAGTGAGACTAAATAGCTTAGTAATTCAGGCAGTAAAGCTAGTCCCTGACGTTCTACCTTATCTTACGGATAGGGCTAGGTTTATATACTTTGGTGCGATGCGGGCGGATGCTTACAAGTCCTATGAAGATATGCTGTCAAAGATTCAGGTACTTGTACAGGATACCTATAAGGGAAAGGTTAGCACAGGTGGATTTACTGACCGCATGGCTTCTATTATCGGCGGCCAGTTACGGAACGCCTATAATACAGCATGGATAAATGAGGGCATGGACGATGATAATACATCCGCCGCCCTGCCTGATTACCTCGAAGAGTCTCTAGTTGATATGATAGCCGAGCAGACCAATACAAGTTGGTCTTATCAATTCTTTACCGACATCATGGCCGCCCGAACGAGCGGCGACCCAATAGAGCCGTTATTCTCACGCGCTGAGTTATGGGCGGGCCAGTGGAATACGGCCTACGAAAACGCAACGAGCCTGATCACCTTGAACAATGGAGGCCGTGAGGAATGGGTACTTGGAGCGACCGAGGAACATTGTCCCGAGTGCGCCGCACTAAATGGGATTGTCGCGCTTGCGAGTGAGTGGAACGCGCTAAACGTTTACCCAAAGAATCCCCCCAATGATTATCTTACGTGTGGCGGCTGGCGGTGCGACTGTGAGCGCAGAGCGACAGACAAGAAGCGAAGCCGAAACGCCTACGCCAGAATCAAGAAGATTGTGGGCTGATAATGCAGATAAAATTTCCCATTCGTAATCTTGAAAAGGTAAAGAAGTACATCGCCTCTTTACCTCGTGGTGTTACCTTTGTCGCGTTGAAAGCTATTAGTGATTGGCTGGTAGGCGACTCACAGAGCGGACTTAGACACCCCGAGCCGTACAAGTACGTTAGTCGCAAGTCTGCTTATGGCTTTTCATTCTTTACCGACAAACAAAGACGCTGGTTTTTCTGGGCGTTACACTCTGGTAAAATCAACCCTGGACAGAATAACCGTACAGGAAAATCAACCGAGGCATGGACATACACCCCGCAGGAAAAGGGTAAAAATTATACATTCCGATTGGTGAATGACACGGCGGGAGGATACTGGACACGCCACGACAAACGACAGGCGCGGCAGTTGGGTAAGGTAGGCTGGTGGACGGTTGCCAAAGTTGTGGCAAAGAATCTCCCCGCCGCAATACGAGCAGGGCGGGCGGCGGTAAAGAAGCACCTAGACAAGAAAGGATAAGAAACTATGAATACAATTTACGGATTTCCTGTTGCTAAAATTTCAGGATTCCCTTATGGTGAATGGACAGCCGAAACCCCAAAAGATGGGGGGTATTATTGGTATTATTCATCTTCCAATCAAGAGCCGCGCATTATAAAATTATACAGTATTGGGGATGGTGAATATCTTGACGAACTGAGTGATTATGTTTCGTTTATTAGAGACGATTCAAGCAGGTATCTTGGCCCTTTGTCAGCACCAGAAACGCCGAAAGGATAACCGATGTTCAAAGAACTATACACAATGATTGACGAGTTGCATACTATAACTAACTCCGCACAATTCAAGCGCATGTTGTATCGTCACGCAACATCAAACAGATACTTACTACCCTCGCAGGAAATGTTAGACGCAGGCGGAGGGCCAACGTCAAAGAGGTTTGCAGAGTTGTACATAAAGGCTTTGCAGAAAAATAAATAATGTGGTAATATCCCGTCAACGGTTGGAGCACGTTAGTTAACAAGGCAGTTCGCCCTATATAGACCAGCTCCAACCAATATAAATTTAGTTTACTGCCAGATAGCCAAAGGCGCGGGTGACGCGATAAGGCGAAAGGGCATGTAAGCAAAGCGCAGATAGGCCAATAGGCGGCGCGTTGATTCTTGAAAGAGAGTTGACGCGCCGCTTTTCGTTTATGGAGATTTATGACAGACGCAATCAAAGCCGTTGGAGATTGGGAACTAGACGTTAGAGTCCTACCGTTTACCAAAGACTCAGACGGTCAGTGGTTCGATGAAAACACCGACATTATGCAGGGGGCGTTTACTACCCCGCTGGTAATCTACCAACACGGAGTAAAGCAAGGGGCGCAGGGATTGGAAAATAAACCTGTAATTGTAGGGGATTCTGTGCCTGGTTCTTTGGAAAAGCGTGGCGATGGTTGGTATATTCGGGTAATTTTGAATAAAGCACTAAAGCAGGCTAAGGACATTATGGACGCGGCATGGAAGGGATTGGTAGCCGTATCGTCTGACTCCATCGCTCATTTAGCGCGTTTGGATGTAGGGGGAAAGTTGATACCCTACGAAAAGAACAAACCTGGGCGTATTGCGGTCTGGCCGTTGGCTGGATTCTCGTTATGGGAAAAAGGGAATGGAAACTTTCAACCCGCCAATCACTCAGCGATTGCACTCCCAGCCATGAAAGCAATTTACAGGGACGCGGGCTTACCCTTCCCTGAAATTACACCTGACGACGTTTTACCAGAGGCTAATTTAGCGGCGAAGCGGGCGAAGGTAAAAGCAATTAGAGAACAATCGAAAAAACTTATAAAATATTTCAAGGAGCAAAAATGAACAAGCAAGAAATGATTACCCGCGTCAAGGTTTTAGCGGGCCAGAACAATCTGGACGAAGACGAACAGAAGGAATTGGAGGGTCTCAATTCCCAGCTTTCCGCAATCAAGGCAAAGGAAGATTCCGCAAAACTGTTATTGCAGGCAGAGGAAGACGCCAAAGCCGAACAGGAAGCCGAAACCAACCGCAAGATTCAGGAAGCCGTCAAGAAAGAACGTGAACGCCTGGACGCACAAGGCCGACGCCTCCCAATGGGTGGTGATGCCCCCTATCAAGCCAAGTACTCTGACACTTGGAAATATGACAACCTCGACATCGCCGACTTGTCCGTAGCCGTTGAGATGGGTAAATCCCTCGGCGTGAAATTCGGCGGCGACGCGATGAAGGCAATGAGTCTCCGCGTGGCTGGCCTCGTTGACACTGACGAGAAGTCCCGCAAAGATAACGCCTACATCAAAGGCGCGTTCAAGTCTCAGACCGTCACCAACATTGACCCGACCAAAGACGCTATTGAAGCCGCTGTGAAAGCCGCAACTGACCCCATGTACACTGGTGGTTCTGGTATCGGTTCGGATTGGGTGGGTACTGCTTACAGTTCCGCTATCTGGAATGTTATCCGCGCAGAAAATCGTGTTGCTGGAAACATCCCCTCCGATGTAATCCCCGACGGCTATTCTAGCAAGACTTGGCCGCTGGAATCTACTGATATGACTTGGTACAAAGTTGCCGAGGCTTCCGCTTCGGACTCAACTTTGAAAGTACCCGCCGCGACCGTCACCGCTTCACAGGTTGCGACAGGCTCGAAGAATATCCCCGTCGCCAAGATTGGTGCACGCGGTATCTATACGGGCGAGTTGACCGAAGACTCATTGATTGGCTTCGCTCCGCAACTCCGCGCGCAGCTCGAGGCCTCGGGTGCTGAGATTGTCGAATCCTTGTTCATTGATGGCGATGTTGAAACCAGTGCAAGCAAGAACATCAACGCCATTGACACCACCCCCGCCGCCACTGATTACTTCCTCGCTTTTGACGGCTTCCGCAAGTTGGCTCTCGTAACCAACACCGCGAACAGCCGCTCGGCTGGTGGCTCTTTGACCATCGAAGATTTCCTCGCTACCATGCAACTCATGGGAACTGCTGGTCTTGCTGGTACTGACCCGTCCAAACTGGCTTTCATCGTAGATGGTAATACCTACTACGCCGCCGCTAAGTTGGCCGAAGTCAAGACCAAAGATGTGAACTCCGCCGCGACTGTTGAAAATGGCTTCTTGAAGCTGGCCTGGGGCGTGAATATCCTCCCCTCTTGGCAGATGCACCGCGCAAGTGCCAAGCGCATGGCTAATAACGCTGGCAAGATTGACGCAGATACCGACTCTAACAACACCCTCGGCGCGCTCTTGTGCGTAC